CCGAGCGGCTCTTCGAGCGTCGTGGACGCGATCACCGGCTCGATCCGACGCAGTTCACGCGGTTCGGGTGCGGGCGTAGCGTCGGAGGAGTGGACAGCCATTACGCCGCCACCTGCCCCGGATCTGCCGGGGCCGCGATGGCGAACCCAGAGGACGAGAAGAGGTCGCCGACGGGGAGGCCGACCTGAGCGGCGATCGCTTCCTGTGCGGACTTGCCGCACAGGAGCCTGCCATTGACGATGCGCGACAACTCAGCGGGATCGAGGCCTACGGCGGCCGCTATGTCCCTCTGGGTGAGATCGCGATCGAAGATCGCTCGTTTGAGCGCCGTCTTCGGTTGTGTGCTCTGCATCCTGGTACAGAATGTACTGGTACAGAACGGAGGTTGTCAAGCCGTTGCCCAACGGCTTGCATGACGGCGGTGAGCACACGCCACAACGCAGGCGCCGTTCCGGCCGCACCTGCGCTGATCTACCGCCTGCTGCCGTACTTGCGCGATAGGGCCGACCTCAGCCAAAACGACCTCGCTCACAGGGCTCAGCCCGCCGTGTCGGTCAACACGATCCAGTCGCTGGAGAAGCCCGCGAACGCCGGCCGCGTACCTGACGCCGAGATCCTGGAGGCGCTGGCCGAGGCACTTGGCGTCCAGCCTGACGAGTTCTACGAGTACCCGATCGCCGCGGCTCGTCGGACGGCTAGGCCGTCAGTCGCGCGACGGGCGCGTAGGGCAGCCCAGCGGCTCGACGACACTCAGTCCACATCGCCACGAACTCGCCGCGCTGCGGATGGTGAGGGTGAAGATCGGTGAGTGCCACTTCGCAAGCGCTCGCAAGGCGCGCCCACGCTGAGCGTTCTTCGTGCGCCTCCACATCTGGGTCCGCGTTGTCGGCAACGACTGTCGGCCGCGCCTGTCGCAGATCCATTTGGCCCGGCGGAACATCGACCCGCTGCGTGTCGCCGTCGCGGCGCACGTGTCCGTCCATGCGTAGACCTCTCCTGATCCTGAGCACCAAGGTGGCTGCTCGGGACGAGGTCTGTACATCCTCAGCCCGGCAAAAATGCGAAAACGGAACCGTATCTGAAGGTTGCCGAGATTGCTAAGGACATCCGTCCACATTTGCGGAAGTGGTCCATCGCCCGGGGAGGTTTATCCGTGGTCGCCCGGGGCGCGATCCCCGTGTACAGCGGGTCCGGCCCCGGGCAACCAGGCCCATCCTCCGCCCTGCGTCTGAATTCGAACAGTTTGGTGGTCAGGTGCAAAGCACGAAGGGTTTTAGAGGTAAAGATTTGATGACTCGCTACGGATCTCACAAGCACTACGGAAGGATCGGCGCGGGAAACACGAGTGTCTCCCCGTGGGTGCTGGGCGCGCTGCTCGCCTTCGCCCTGCCGGCGGTCGCGACGGCGTCGGTCGGCGAGTCCTCAAATGAGGGCGCGGATGTTGGCGCGCCACGCGCTTTCGCTGCCGATGCTCGGGCCGAGTTCGCGGCGACCATCGCCAAGCGCGCTGTACGCAAGGAGATCGGCAGTACGAGACTCCTTTCTGCGGGATGCCGCGTGCCAAGGCTCCACCATGCGACTTGCTCGGCCTCGTGGAAGTCCAGTGGTCGCTACTACCTTGCGACGATCAAGATCGTCGCGATCACGACGCCAACCGAGGTCCGCCACCGGTACACCATGACCGGAAAGAGCGGATCTGTGGATGGGTGGTCCTCGCGCTTTCGACGCACCGGGGTGATCGACGTTCCGATCCCTGCCGGTACGGCCCGCACAAACCCACTCCCGATGGGCTCGGCGGGCACCATCAACGAGTGGGACATCCGCGTCCTGTTGGTCCGACTCATGCCCGTCGACGAGGCAGGAACCCAGAACGTCGTGGCCACGATCGCAGCGACGTACAAGGGCGAAGGGGCCTCGCAGATGAGCTCCGTCGACTTCCACGCCGTCGGTGACTCCGCAGTTGCCGTCGGGGATGGCTGCAGCCTTAGTAACGGGGAAATTCAACGGTACGCCGACGTCTTCACCGGCGGCACGCTCCAAGGCGACATCTGCTTTCCCGCAAAGGCCGCAGATGTCTCGTCGCTCGTCATGTATGTGGACGAGACCTTCGTCGGGCCGACGGTCTACTTCGCGCTGCGCCCGTAGCCCTAGCCCGCTTGATTTAGGGTGACGACCATGAAGCGCTTGCTACCTCTCATCGCCGTATGCCTTGCCTGCTCCGGGCTGGCGGCTCCCGCGTCGGCCTCCAGCCGGTACGTGCGGGTCAACGAGGCGCTGAGTCCTTACCTGAGCGAGATGATCGACCGGCCGGCAGCAGCGCGTGACAGGTACTGGATTGCCCGTACCGACCTGGCCGTGCGCCGGGCCGTAATCGGAGCATCCGAGCGCTGCCTTCGCCAGGTGCGTCGCATCCTTCGAGCAGTCGCGCGAACGAACCTAGGGGCGACGGCCAAGCGCAAGCGGATCCTTGATGCGCTCGCCCCGACCTACTACCGCTGCTAGGGCCCACCCGCCGTAGCCGTCACGTCCTGGGCGTATCCCGGGGGAGCCGACGCTACGGCAGGGTGCTGATGCGCTGCGACAGCTTCCACTCGCGGTCCAAGTAGGCCACGAGGTCGTCTTCGCTGCCCGACAGGCTGGGGAACTGCTTGTCGAACGCGTCGGAGAGCCAAGCCACGCGCTTGCGGTTCAGGGCCTCTTGCTTCTCCTCGACTGCGACGAGGACCATCCCGTCGTGCCACGCCTTGTGCTGGCGTGCGATGACGACCGCAGTAGCCGCCGCAGGGTCGCTGCCGATGTCAAAGACCGCCACGGGACGGCTGGTCCCGTTGAGCACGTAAGGGATCGGGTAGTTGCCGGCTTTGTCGTGCTCGGGATCGATGTAGTTGCGCACGATCGCCGGGAAGGCTTCGCACAGCAGCGCCGCCACGTCGTCATGGAAGGTCGACCGGACATTGTCTCGATCGAAATGGCGAAGGTCGGTGATCTCCAGCAGCGCTTGGACGAACGAGAAGACGCTGCGCCCGACGCCGTCTCGGCTGGTCGCCAGTCGGAGTTCGCCGTCGTGTTCCTCCACGCCGTGGCGGAGCTTGATCTCCTCCAGTAGGCGTGAGCGCGTCCCCGTGCGCAGACGGGAAGCGTCGCTGTGGTAGCTGAGGTTGAGCAACGTGTTGGCCTTGTCGGTCAGCTCCCAGCGCCCGTCAACGACCCGGACGTGGATCACCAGGCCGTCACCATCTGAGAAGTAGAACGGGACGAGGATCTGCGCCTCGTGGTCGCTGACAGGGCGAAGCTCGACCCGCTCTGACAAGGCCGATTCGGTCGCGGTCTGGATGGCGTCGAGAATCACAGCGGGAGGTCGAGCGAGCCTTGGAGTGGTTGCTCGAAGTTGGTCTCTGTGAGCATGAAGGCTAGTGCGGTCGCCAAGTCGTGGAACTCGTCTGTGACCTCGGCGTAGTGCTCGGGGCTGCGGGCGATCTTCTGGTATCGCTCGGTCGCGATATGGATGTGGCAGACGTTGGCGAACCCGGTGTCTTCGATCGGGTTGTAGTGGCTGTGCGATGTCCCGTTGTGGCGTCGCAGGTTCGTCGTGCGGCCATCGAGGACGACCGCGAGGATCACCGAGAAGTTGGAAGGGTCGAGCGCGCTTTGCCGCAAGATCAGCCGGTAGCTCGTACCTGACTCGCCGACGATGTCGCGGCGGGCCTGGCGGTGGCTGTTCTCGGCTGTCGCACGGTTCAGGGTGCGGATCAGATCGCCGGCGTCGACGACGCCTTTGGGGTCTTCTAGGAAGGTGGCTATCTGCGCATCGGTCAGGACGGGCGGCACGAACGTGAAGTTCACCACCGTGGTGCAATGTCCTGCGCAAAGGGCGGATCGCCCGGTGGCGTCCCGTCCCGGCCGTATCCTGCCGCGCCGTGACCGCCAAGCAACGCCGCGCCCTTCACCTCGCTGACCGGAAGGGTGGGGCGAGGGTCAAGCTCCCCGGCGAGAAGCTCGCCGACGATCAGGTCTCCTACCAGACCGCTCAGGTGCTCATCGCCAAGGGCTGGGCGACCCTGCCGAAGAAGATGTTGTTGATCACCGGCGCCGGACGCAACGCGCTGAACGCGCCCGTGTTCGACGACGGCCTCTACCTGCACGCCAAGATGCAGCGCGGCTACACGACCGATCCGAGGCAAGCCGCGAGCGGGGAGCCACAGCCGATGGGCGAGCCGTCGTCGACGTGGAAGAAGGCGGCCGAGCAGGCGCAGGCCGCAGCGAAGACCGGCACTCGCGCCGGGCGCCGGGAGCAGGCCAAGGCGCTGGCCGCGCGGGCGCGCAACAGCGGCCGTCACGGCTGGCGCACCACGCGCCCCGCCGCGCCCGTGGTAAGCCTGAGGGAGGACCCGACCGTGCGACGGGTCGTGGTCGACGGCAAGCCGGAGTGGGAGCCGATCGCCGAAGCGGCCTGACGCTGGACGGCACGCCCGTGGGCGACGTATACTCGCCGCAGCGTCACCGCGATGGGCCGCGACAACGAGAAGTCGCCCCTGCTGAGCCAAGACCTGACGCTGTAGTTCACCCCTACTCGAACATGGTGGCGCTGGAGGCCACCATGGACGCTGAGGAGTTCCGGGTCCGTCGCGAGGAGCGTCGGCTCGCCACCTCGTCGCGGCACGCCGCGATGGCCGCAACCCCCGACGAGATCGTTGAGCTCAACCGGGTAATCGAGGCGACCGAGACCGGCGTGATCTCGATCGACGACGCCCGGTCGGTGGTGTCGCAGCTGCGCCGCAACCAGCAGGCGCGGCGCGCGGCATGACCAAGCTGATCGTCGCGACCCGTCTCGGCGTCGAGCGCCCGGCCACCAAGCGTGAGGTGTGCCAGCACTGGATGGTCGCGCAGGACGCCTGGTCATCCGGCGGGCGTCACCACCGCTGCGCCTACTGCGGGCACAGCGAGATCCGGCGCGAGCCCGCCTAGCGGCGGCGCGGGTCACGCGGGAACAAGACCTCGGACCACCAGTAGTCGATCGCACCGACCGCCGGGGCTGCCAGGCGCCGCCACTGCGCGAGGATCCGACGCATTCCCGCCCAGTCGTCGTTCCACTCGGCGAACAGAGCCACCAGCCACACATAGGCGACGGCGAGTTCGACGCTCACGCCCTGGGCGACGACCAGGGCGGCCACTGTCGCCAGTGCGAGGGCCAGCACGACGAACACGGCGCGGTCCAAGGTCTTCATCGGCTCAGCGTAGTCAACCTTCATCTTCGCCGTGACGCTCCCGGCCGTCTCTCGTCCGGGGTAGCTGATCGGCGATGCACGGGCGCCCGACTTCTGGACGGGCGCCCTCTTGGCGGGGAGCAAGGTGCCGGCTCGGGCTCATAACCCGCAGCGTCTCGGTTCGACTCCGAGCCCCGCAACTGGAACCCGAACGAGCTGGCAGCGTCTCGTAGGCGCCGGCGAGGACAGGCCGTACTAGTCGCCCTCCTCGACCGGATCGACGCCTCGGTGCTGTCGCGCAGGCTCCAGCCGCCCCGTGCGCGTTCGCGGGGTCGGTGCCCGGGACACATAGGCCGAGGTCGGGACGCGCCGGCTGTCGACCACCACCCGCTGCTGTAGATCCCTCGAACCTCTCTTGACGCGGAGGCCGAGCGGGGAGGCAGCGGGAATCAACTTCACGGAGGCCGCGATGGCAGCCAAAGTTCCTGAGGACTGCCCGCTCACCCCACGCCAGTTCGAGGTGCTTCAGCTCCTCGGAGAAGGCCTCACCGCCGAGCAGGTCGCACGACAGCTTCAGATCGAGTGGACCACGGTGCGGTCACTGAACCACACCGCCTTCAAGAGGCTCGGGTGTGCGAACGCCACCCAAGCCGTCGCGATCATGGGCCAGCGCGGCTGGATGGGATGGCAGCCACCCAAGCCCGTCGAGGAGCCCACGCCGCTCGCCGTCGAGCACCCGTTCCTTGCCGCCTATCTCCACGCGTTCGACCGCTCCGGATGGCCACTCCGACAGCCCGACGCGCAATCAGCGGCCGGGATGCGACTCGCGCTCGCCGGACACCGCACGATGAGGGAGGGATGAATGACCGACACCACGATGAACGACCCCGCGCCCTACGACCGGGCCGTGCTCGTCGGGGTGCTCGTCTATCACTGGCCCACCAAGACCTCGGGCTGCCACTGCGGCTGGGGAGAACTAGGCAGGTCGCATCCCGAGCACGTCGCCAACGTGTACGAGCAGTCGATGGCCGCGCACCGTGGCGCCGCATCGTGACCCGCGACGACCTCGCTCTCGCCGTCGAGTTCTGGCGCCAGCGCCTCACCCCGGAGTGGCGCGTCGTCCTCATGGACACCCTGCCGCCCGACCACGACGGGGACTGCTGGGCGACGTCGCAGACCGCCGTGGACTACACCCGGATCAGCATCCACTTCACCGACGAGTGCCTCAGTCGTGACGACGCAGAGGTCCACGTGACCATCGCGCACGAGCTGCTGCACGCCCTCACCCGCCCGTGGCGCACCACCATGGACCGCGTCTTCCCCTACCTCCCACGGGCCGCGTTCGAGCAGCTCGACCGTGAGCGCGTCCACGAGGAGGAGAAGCTCGTCGACCGTCTCTCGCGCCTGCTGGTCACGCTCACGCCGGGCGGTCGCGTCGGGACGACCGCCGTCGGGCCCGGCACCGTCAACGGTCCGCCATGGGCAGAGTCCACGTAGCCAGCGGACGTCCCAACGCCGCCGCACGCGGCTACGACGCACGCTGGCAACGCACGCGCCGACGGTTCCTACGCAGCCATCCCCTCTGTGAACGCCCCGGATGCACCGAGCCGGCCGTCGACGTCCATCACCGCGACGGCCTCGGACCGCTCGGCCCACGCGGACACGACCCAACGAACTTCGAGGCGCTATGCCACTCGCACCACTCGAAGACCACGAACGCCAACCGTCCCAAGCGCAAGCGGCCGACGCCGCCCCACCCCGGCGCCGTCTAGCGCACGAGACGACGACCCACGGCTTCACCCCCGCCTAGCTCACTCCACCACTGCAACGCCGAGGACGCGGACGAGGCCATCGGGCCCAGGCGGGTCGACCACGTAGGCGCTCCGCTGATCGGGTCGTTCGCAAAGCAGGCCGTCGTAGTAATCCTGCGGGTGGATGAGCACCTCGCGTGGATCCAGCGTCGGCGACACCTCTCGGTACGCACGGTAGATCTGCGGCGGCAGGTCCGCCCAGCGCTCCTCCGGGATCGGGACGGTGACGAGCGAGCCTGCCACGGCGTCGGGCGTCACGCGGATCTGCATGACGGTCTGATCTAGCGAGAAGCCTTGCTGATCTCGCGAAGCAGGGCACGAAAGACCTTCATCGGCTCAGCCTACCCCGACGCAGGGCCGAAAGGGTGGGGGGGTACCCCTACAACAACTGAGGGGATAGACCGGAGAGTTAGCGTCTCCCTCTTTGTACGGGTTTCCAATTCTCCGGAACCGTTCGGCGCCCGAACCATTCTGACATCGCAATGGACCCCGTATCGACCGGGATCTCCTTGCGTCATCGACGCGTCTCGGCCAGGTCGCCTGAGACCACGTGCCCAGGAGGCCCGTCAATGCCACGAGGACCCGCACCGGATCCGACCGCACGTCGGCGCAATCCCCCGACGATCGCGACAACCCATCTGCCGGCCGAGGGCCGGCCAGGGCGAGCGCCGTCGCTGCCCAAGGGCTACAACGACCTCGACAAGATCGGCCGGGCGTGGTGGAACGCGGCGTGGAAGCTGCCGCAGGCCACCAGGTGGGACGAGGGCTCGGTCTACTTCGTCGCTCGTCGCGCCCGCCTTGAGGATCGCCTTGCCGCACTCAACGTGGAGATGCCGACCGACCAGCTTGAGGAGGTGCTGCTCGACGCGGTCGGCGCCGACGGTGACGAGAAGCGTGTCCGCCAGGCGGTCGACGACCTGGCTGCGGTCATCTGCAAGCTCAAGGCCCTGGCCGGGGGCGAGGTCTCCGTCATGAAGGAGATGCGCGAGCTGGATAATCGCCTTGGACTGAACCCCAAAGCGATGGTCGACCTGAGGTGGACGATCGCCGACGCGCCGGACGAGGCCGAGGCCGTCCCGGACGAGGTCGCTCAGATCGCCGACTACCGTGACCGGCTCGGCTGAGCCAGCCGAGCTCCTACCCGGCTACAGCGTTGAGGAGGAGACCGGGGCGTGGCTCTCCTTGCCGTGGCCGCCGGCCTTCCCCGAGCACCTCACCATCGGACCTGCGGTCGTCGCGTGGGCCGAGGCCTGGCTTCAGAACCCGCGGACCGGCCTGCCGTGGCGTTTCACCCGTGGCCAGCTGCGCTTAATCCACCTCTGGTACGCGCTGCGCGACGTCGGGCCGGAGCCACGCTGGCTCTACCGGTCGGGCGTCAAGCGCGGCGCGAAGGGCACCGGCAAGGACCCTCTGCTCGCTGTCTTGGCGCTCGGCGAGCTTTGCGGCCCGACGATGCCGGTGTGGGAGGGCGACCGGTGGGTTGGTCGTCAGCATCCGATGGCGCTCGTTCAGATCGCGGCCAACTCAGAGGCTCAGGCGGCGGTGCCGTTGCGCTTGGCCAACGCGATGGTTGACGCGCACATGGCGTCGGAGTACGGCTTCGACAAGGGGGTCAAGCGCACCAAGTTGACCAACGGCTCGCGTATCGAGCTGCTGACCAACTCTGAGGCTTCGAGTGAGGGCGACCCGGCCACCGCCGTGTTCCTCAACGAGTCTCACCACATGACGCACACGAGCGGCGGACAGGCGCTCGCCGACGTCGGCCGGCGCAACGTCGGCAAGTCGCCGGGCGGCATGGCCCGGCTCCTTGAGCTCACCAACTCGCACGTCCCGGGTGAAGGCTCGGTTGCCGAAGACTCCTACGAGGCGTGGCAGGCGCAGATCTCCGGCAAAACCCGCCGCGTCGACATTCTCTACGACTCGCGCGAGGCGCCGCCCCACCTTTCCCTCCACGACGAAGAGCAGCTCATGGCCGGGCTGCGTGCGGCGTACGCCGACGCCTCGTGGTCGGATCTCGAACGAATCCGCGACGAGGCCCAGGACCCCCGCACCTCGATCGCCCATTCGATCCGCTTCTACTTCTCCAGCCTCCCGACGGCCGAAGACGCCTGGATCGACCCGCGCAACTTCGACAGCAAGAAGTTCGATGTCGTCGTCGAGGACGGCGAGGCGATCGCGATGTTCCTGGACTGCTCGAAGTCGACCGACGCGACGACGCTCGCCGCGTGCAGGATCAGCGACGGCCACGTCATGGCGCTCGGCGGCTGGCAGCGCCCGCACGGTGACCGCGGCAAGGCATTTCTCGTGCCGCGCGCCGAGGTCGACGCTCGCGTACGCGCTGCGTTCGCACGATGGGATGTCCAGTGGTTCGGCGTCGACCCTTCCCCCGCGCGCGACGACGAGACCGAGGCGCTCTACTGGGCCGACCTGATCGACGGCTGGCATCGCGACTTCCGCGACGAGGTTCTCGTCTGGGCCACGCCCGGCGCCAAGGGGTCGGCGGTCGCGTTTGACATGCGTTTCTCGACACCGGGCGGCCGCGAGCGTGTTCGTCTCATCACCGAGGAGGCCGAGCTGACCGCCTCGGCGATCGACGACGAGGACTCGATCGAGACGCTCACGTGGGACGGCGACCCGATGCTGCGCATGCATGTCCTCAACGCGCGTCGGCGCCCCAACCAGTTCGGCGTCTCGATCGGCAAGCAGTCGCGCTCCAGCTCCAAGCTCGTCGACTACGCCGTGTCGATGGTCGGCGCAAGGGTCGGGCGCCGGCTGGTGCTCAACAGCGGCAAGACGCGCAAGCGCAAGCGCTCCGGCAAGGCAAAGTTCTACTAAGCAACTGGAAGGAGGTGATCCGTTGCTCAAGGCCGGTCAAGCAGTCAAGCAGGCCGAGGTCATGATGGAGTACCGCGCCGCCGAGCGGGAGGAGCTGGACAAGCTCCGGCGCTACTACAAGGGCGTCCAGAGCCTCCCCGCGGTAATCCCCGCCGCCGCGCCCCGAGAGGTCCGGGTGATGGCGCGCATCGCCCGCGTCAACATCATCGCGATCGTCGTCGACTCGCTGACCCAGTCGACCTATGTCGAGGGCTTCCGCGCCGCCAAGCAGGCCAACAACCTTGACGTCTGGGACGTCTGGCAGGCCAACCGGTGGGATGCCCGGCAGTCCGGCGTGCATCGCGCCACGTTCACCTACGGCGCCGGCTACGCCGTCGTCCTGCCCGGCAATCCGAAGCCGGTCATGCGCGGTGTCTCGCCGCGCAACCTGACCGCGCTCTACGGCGAGGATCCCGACTGGCCGATCTGGGCGTTGGAAGACCGCCGCAACGGCCTCTGGTCGCTCTACGACGACGAGGCCATCTACTTCCTCAGCGCCAAGAAGGACGACGGCTTCGAGTTCATCGACGCACGCCCGCACGGGATCGGCGTCACGCCGGTCGTCCGCTACCTCGACGACGTCGACCTCGACGCCGACGACGACGTCGAGCCCGAGCGGTCCGACGGCCGCGACGACGGCGGCGACAAGCCGATGCGGGGCCAGGTCGCCCCGCTGCGGTCAATCCAAGATCAGATCGACCTGACCACCTTCGGCCTTCTCGTCGCGCAGTGGTACTCCGCATTCCGTCAGCGCTGGGCGATCGGCTGGGTCTCGCCCGACGAGAAGCGGCTCATGGACAGGCTGCTGGAGGGCAACACCGAGGATCCCGAGGCCACCGCCCGCGCGGCCGCCGCCGCCAAGCAGGCCGCCACGATGAAGGCCGGTGCGTCGCAGCTCTGGACCTTTGACGCGGACCCCCAGGAGATGCAGCTCGGGGAGTTCGACCAGACCAGCCTCGACGGCTTCCTCAAGTCCCGCGAGTCCTCGATCCGCCACGCGGCAAGCCTGTCCCAGACGCCGGCCCACGAGCTCATCGGCGAGCTCGTCAACCTCTCGGCCGAAGCGCTCGCGGCCGCCGACGCCAGCCGCGACCGCAAGGTCGACAGCATCGAGACCTCCCTCGGCGAGTCCCACGAGCAGACGATGTGGATCGTCGGCAAGCTCACCGGCATCGAGGTCCCCGCCGATGCCCAGGTCGTCTGGCGCGACACCTCCGCCCGCTCCTTCGCCGCCACGGTCGACGCGCTGGGCAAGCTCACCAAGATGCTCGACATTCCGCCCCAGGAGCTGTGGGAGCGCGTGCCGGGCGCCACCCAGCAGGACATCGAGCGCTGGAAGGCCGCAGCCCAGGAGGGCGACTCCTTCAGGGTGCTCGCCGACATGCTGGAGCGCCAAGGCGCCCCGACAGGGGCGTGATGGCACGCACCGCAGCCGGCGCCACGCTCACCGAGACCCACCGCCAGGCACAGCTTCAGCTTCGAGCCCGCGCGCTGCAGGACTACGCGCGGATCTGGCCGATCTGGGACGGCGATGACGCCTCCTTCGCTCGGCTCACCACCGCCGCCAGCGCACTCGTTACCGTCTACCGCAACCTTTCCTCCACGCTGGCCGCCAGCTACTTCGGCACCTACCGCGCAGCCGAAGGCGCCGGTGGCACGGCCAACCCGCGGCTGGCACCATCGCTCTCGCGCGAGCTCGTCGTCGGAACCCTTCACGTCGTCGGCCGCGACGCGACGCTCCGCGCGACCCAGGCCGGCCAGTCGCCCGAGCGCGCGATGAAGACCGCGCTCGTGCGCACCTCCGGCACGATCTCGCGCTTCACGCTCGACGGCGGCCGGCAGACCACGATCGCATCGGTCGCTGCCGATCGCGAAGCCCGCGGCTGGGCGCGCGTCACCGACGGCAACCCCTGCGCCTTCTGCCGCATGCTCGCCGGCCGCGGCGCCGTCTACAGCGAAGACACCGCCGACTTCCAAGGCCACGACCACTGCGGCTGCAGCGCGACCGCCGTCTACGGCGACGACCCCCTTCCCGACAGCCGGCGCTACGCCGACGAGTACAACGCCGCGATCCGCGACGCCCGCCGCAACGGCGACCTGCGCAAAGGCACCAGCAACGACCTGCTGAACGCCTACCGCCGGTTCTTAGACCGCCAGGCCACCCCGGCCTGACCCACATACCCCAGGAGGGTGCATATGCCCCAGGTGGACAAGCAACTGCTCGGCGAGATCCTCGCCGAGGCACGTCGGCTCCAGCCCGATCACGGTCGCCATCTCGCGGCCATCCGCGCCACCGCCGTCCCCATGAACGCCGGCGACGGCGAGGCCGGCGGCGGCGAGGGCGGCGACGGAGACGGAAGCGCCGGCGGCGGCGGTGATCAGGGCGCCGGGGCAAGCGGCGACGGCGGCAAGCCGCCGTGGGGCGCCGACGAGGACTTCAAGCCCGAGACGGCATGGAGGTTGATCCAGAACATCCGCAACGACCTCGACAAGGTCAAGGGCGAGCGCGACGAGCTCAAGACCAAGAACAAGGAGTTCGAGGACGCGTCCAAGAGCGACCAGGAGCGGCTCGCCGAGCGCGCCTCGAACGCGGAGACGACGGCAAAGACCGCGACGGCCGAGGCGGCTCGTCTGCGTGTCGCGGTGAAGAAGGGCCTCACCGAGACCCAGGCCAAGCGCCTGGTGGGTGAGACGGAAGAGGACCTTGAGAAGGACGCGGACGAGCTGCTCGCGGACTTCCGCAAGGACGACGGGGACGGAGACGGTGACGGTGGCCAGGAGCCGCCGCAAGGCCGCCCTCGCGAGCGGTTGCGGCCAGGTGCCGCCCCGGGCGCTGAGCCCGAGAAGGAAGACCCCGCCTCGCTGGCCGCAGAGGTCCCGCGGGGCTACTAGGCACCACGCCGCCCGGCGCTCAACGGTCGCCGGGCCGGCCAAACCACCCGACAACGGGAGTACACCGTAATGAACACCAAGCACCCGATCCCCGAGGGGCTCCTTGACCTGGCCGCCCTGGAGGAGCGCTCTTGGGAGCCTCGTCTTGACGCGCTCATGCGCTCAGGAGTTCCACTCAACGCCAACGCGTTCCTCAAGGCGGAGAAGATCGTGTCGCAGGGCCTCGGCCTGCTGCAGCGTGATCTTGTCCTCACACGTCTCGTCAAGCGGTTCGGCCCGGACGACTTCCGGGGCGCCAAGAACGACACCATCAACATCCGGATTCCCTCGCTGCTCGCAGGTCGCGAGTACGAGTTCCGGACGCGGACACAGGCCATCATCGTCGATGAGCTCAAGGAGACCAGCATCTCCGTCGTGCTCAACAAGCACGCATACTCGGCCGTTGGGATCACCGACGAGGAGCTCACGCTCGATATCACCAGCTGGGGCGAGCAGGTCGCCCGCCCGCAGGTCCGCGCTGTCGGCGAGCGGCTGGAGGGCTACGTCGCCAAGGCGATGGAGACCGACGCCGACTACCTGCACGAGGTCGACTGGGTCGAGGACGACCCCGACGCGGAGAACGGACGGGCCTTCTACCGGGCGGCGCTTCGGGCACGGAAGTATCTCAACGGAGAGAACGTGCCGCGCGACGGCCGCGTGCTGCTGCTGGGCTCGTCAGCCGAGGAGGCCGCGCTCAACTCCCCGCACCTGATCAAGGCCAACGAGGCCGGCTCCGACCAGGCGCTCCGCGAAGCGGTTATCGGCCGCATCGCAGGATTCACCTGCGTCGGGACCAACTCGGTCGACGAGAACTTCGCCGTTGGGATGCACCCGACGGCGTTCGCACTCGGGAACGTCGCGCCGGTGGTGCCCGAGGGCGCCTCAGCGGGCGCGACGATGTCGTTCGACGGGCTCAACATGCGGTGGGTCCGCGACTACGACTCCGACCATCTGCGCGACCGGTCGGTGTACTCGGCGTTCGCCGGGACAGCAAGCGTCGAGGACGCCCGCGATATGGACGTCGAGTCCGAGGACTTCGGCGAGCTGCTAGGCAAGAACGCTCGGGCCGTGAAGATCAACTTCACGCCGTTCGACGAGACGGGCTCCTGATTCACGACTGAGACCACCGGCCGTCGCCCCAAGCTGCGCGGGGCGACGGCCGCTCTCTCCTGCCCATGGCCCCGATCGCCACCTCAGAAGATG